GTTGAAATAAAAGATACCAAACTAGATAAGCACAAGTTGTGATAGATTTTCCAGACTGTCTACAAGCTAGTACAATACTAAAACGACTTTCATCAAAGTGTGTAATAAGATCGTCTTGATATCCTCTGAGTTTAAATGGTACTAGACCTTCATCTAGTGAAATGATCTGAATATAGTTTTCAATAAAGTGTGTAGGACTCTCCATACACTTCTTGTATTCTAGTATTTCTTCTTCTGTCCATTGAGACTGAACACCAGCTCTTTTGACATTTATGTTACCTAAGTAACCTTCATTCTTGTGCATTATTTCTTAACAACTTCTGTAATTCAGCTGATGAACCGACAAATAAGTTGTTCTGAACTTTTTCAGGCATGTTATTATCTTTGTCTAATTCTTTCATCTTAGCTTGTAAATCGATTAATTTTTCTGTTGTTTCTCCGACTGTTTTGATTAACTGACCAGCTACTTCATACACTCTTGGGTGTTCTGACTCTTTAGCTATGTCTAAAATACCTTCGATAGCATCTTGACCTCTTTCTACTAGACCATAGAAGATTTCTCTTGAATATTTGTAATCGTTACCTTTGTCTTGATCATTAGATGATATAGTAGGTAGATTCTTTTCGGCTTGTACGATTTCACCTTGTATGTCAAGGAGATCGTCTAATTTTTGATCGACTTTACTCATAATATGTATTTAGTTATTTCGGATCGCTTTCTTTATCGTCTGAATATGTTACTGTAGGTTGTTCAAACCATTCTGTCACTTCATTATATGTTATAGTATCATCTACTTCAGCATCTTGAGGTATTGGTGTCACTACTTGATTAACTACTCTACCCGCTGTTGATGTATCTACAATTTCATCTGACCCTTGTTCCATGTAAGTTCTAACTTTAGCTGTTCTGATAATCTCTGAATCTGTAACAGGTCCAAAGATGTAATTCTTCATAGTAAAATCTAAAGTATATGTTAATGTTTGTCTTGACTCGAAATCACCATCATAAGTATCTTCTTGAGTAACACTATCTAAAATAATCGGTACATCTCTTTTATCACCCATACTCGGTACTGTATTGATTGTGACTGTATAATCTGGTGTAAAGTATGGAAGTATTTGTTCTACAATTTGTAATCCATCGTCTGTATTTTTAACTAGTACACTTAATTGAAAACCTAAATTATATGGTGCGGGTGAATACTGATAATTCATTTTCTGAGGATTAGTAGAATCAGCTGATTTAAACATTGTTTTCTTCGTTAATTTTCTTGTACTGTCGTATTCAATAGAAGTTAACTCAAAACCCATTCTAGGTAATGATATAGCTGTCTTTTTAGATACAGGGTCTAGTGAAGATTGTAAACGAGCTATCCATCTTGATCGAGGTCCATACGCTAATGGAACAGGTATAATTTTTCCGTCTGATCTTTCAATCGTAATATTATTAAATAGTGTTCCGAATACTGAAACAGCTCGTTTAATAGTTGAATGATAAAAATGATTACCTAACATTATGTAGCATCTCCAAATGGATTAGATTCTGAGAAATCAATAATCCCGTCAGCATCAGTTTCTATGTCTAAGTTAAACGCTCCAGGATCGTTTGACATTTCTTGAGTTTCACCTAAACTATTAACACTTCTTCTTGACGCTAGACTATCTTCAAGTACAATATGATCTAAGTCTGTTGAATCACCACCACCGACTTCAAGTAGTATACTACTACCACCTGTGAATGTTTCTAATGATACATTATCTGTACCTGTTGTACCGTCTGTTATATTACCTGGTAGTGTAACAGACGCTGTACCGTTTTCAAAGTCAATATAGTATCCTTCTTGACCTGTACCTGACAAAGTGATCTTATCGTTGTCTAGTGAGTCCTCAGCTAGTATATTACCTTCAGAAGTATCTGTAAGTTGGAATGTCTGATATGTACCTGTTGTGTCATTAGATTCTATCTTACCGATTGAAAGTTTGTTTGTATCTTCTGCCCACGCTGCTACAACACCTGAAACAACTATAGTTTCTGTAATTTGTTGTGATACAGATTCACCAACAACAAAGTCTCTTAGAGTTGGTGTGTTAGCTAATGTCAATGTTGTGATAGCACCTGTAGCTAAGTCTAAATCAGTATCAAGTTCTTCAATACTTGTATTAAAGTCTTCACCAGAATATTCGTAAAGATCACAACTTAGTTTGAATGTATGAAGTTTACCTAACTGATAGAATGTGTTTTCATGTTCTACAAATTTAATTTCAAATAGACTTTTTGAAAGAGGGAAATATATTAAGTCGCCTTCGTTAGGTCTCAATCCTGTAGCTAGATTAACATCTAATGAAACGAATCTTTCCCAACTTCTTCGTGATAAGATAAATGAAGCTGAGTCTCTTGTTTCAATACCAAACTTAGAGTATAATTCACCTTCACCTTCAAATCCTTCAACACCTTCAAGATACATTTCTATCTCATAGGCATCTTCAAAACTTGATTCAGCGGCATCACCTAGAATAGTGTCTTCGTTTACTATTTTTCTAGGTAAATAATATACATTATGTCCGTAGAATCTTAAAGACTCAACGATTAAATCTTCTACAAGATTCTGTTCAGTCTGTACCGCATGATTGAAAAATACATTTGTTGCCATGTTTTGGCTATCCTATCATATCCATTACAGGTAATTCATACCCTAATCTCAATTCTTCTTCTAATTTTACTATTTCTTCTTTGGCATCATCTACTAATTGTCTTCCATTTAGAGTTATACCACCAGGTAAAGCGATACCATCAAATTTAATTAAGTTCTGACCCCATTGCATTTTTAGTTTAGCTGTCGTGTACTTCTTCAACCATACATCATTATAGATGTCTGTATATGTAGTTGGATCCATTTTTCTTATCGCTTCGATAACAATAAACTCTCCAGCAGCTATATTACCTTGCCAGTCCATATCAATATAAAGTCTATTTCCGTGTTTACTATGTCTCATAAACGCTGAACCTACTAACATATCATCTAACATACCTAAATGTTGTTGTACCATTTCGTAATGAAGTATAGAAGTAGAGGTTAGATCATACATATCATGTAGTCTTAACTGATATCTTAAATCGAACATATTATTTGTACTAGAACTGATATCTAATACACGAATAACTGAGATAATTGATTCTGGTAATTCAATATAGTTGTTACCTTCTAACCAAGTTGTGGCACCACTATCTGAACCACCACTAGATGAACTAACGACATTTGAGTTTGTTTTCTGATTATCGATTTCAGTTTGTGTGATTTGATGTTTTAGATATGTTCTTATAGTACCGTCGTAATGATACTCTTGAAAAAACTGTAAAGCATCGTCTAAGATATCATCAGCTTGATCATCATCAACATTGATTTCTACTACGGGAGCTCCTAATTGTCTTTTACAATAATCTAAGAGTTGTTGCTTTGTTGCTGGTATTGCCATATATAAATTCCTCGTTAGTACTATTTATATCAAATAGAATGTTTAGAGTCTATATTCTTTTACGGCAGCTTCTTGAATTCGGTCTAATTTATCGTTTAATCTCTCTAATTGTAAGAGAATTCTATTCATATCTTCTGTTAGTTCGCGTTTTGATACATAATCTCTAGCGATTTCTTCTCTGGTTTTGTTGAGAAGAATGTCTTGTCTTCTCATTTCTTCATGCGTACTTCTGACCCACCAAGCTAGAGGTACAATAATGAATGTTATAATAACATTCCAAATGTAGTGTGACATTTCTAATTCCATTTTACTTTATATAATTAAAATTTAAAACTATTCTTTTATCTGTATCTGTTTGTCCTGTAGCTCTATGTCTACAACTTGACGGAAATTCTAATAATCTATTACTTATAGATTCGACTCTTTCTCCACTCTCAAATTCTGTATATCCATTATTTGTATTCAAATAAAAGATAGCTGTTGTCATTACTTCTTCATTATGTTCTTCATTAACATCTGTATGAAAATTAGATGTACTACCGATCTTCGGAACTAAATTAACATTTAGTCTATACATAGAAGTCCAATTAAGATGTTTTTTAAATATCTCACTCACTTGTGGATAGAACTGTGATTCAGCCATATCAAGACAATACATTACATGACAAAAAAATGGGTCATCATCCCATGTTTGATTTTTTTGAAAAAACCACGGAAAATGATAACTACTAATAATACTATCTAATTTATCTAAGTCTTCTTGACTTAAAAAGTCATCTTCTATTCTCACTTAATCCTCAGCTAATAAAGCATTATGGTTAGCATCATTGGCTGTTACAAAATCAGCCATAGCTTCTTCTATATCTGTCCAACTCCAACTCAAGAATACTTCAATACATTTCCATTGTAAGGTTCGATTGGTTGTGTTTTTTGAACCATCTTCATTATATAATCTATTAAATAAATTCAACTGTACAACTATACTAGGAGTTCCAATGATTCCTACTCCTGTTTCAGCTTCTATAGCTAATGCAGCATCTGAAACATCAGCCTGTTCTCCAGGATTTTGATAGTCTACAACTGTCCAACCAGAAGGTACATTACCTAAAAGATTATTACCTTTTGTGAGTTCTTGTTCATCATTGTGTATAAAGTACTTAGCCACCGATAGATCCTCTTATTGCTGAACCAGCTCCACCTACTCCACCTGTGTATGCGTTAGTACCTACACCAGCTGGAACTTGAGAAGTTGGTCCACCAGATCCATCATCATCTAGTACACAACAAATTCCACCACCTGCTGATCCTCCGGCACCACCACCAAAACCATCATGAATATTAGCACAACCTTGACCTCGTGAAATGGCCATACCGTTTCCAGTATAGGACCCATTAACTAATATTATAAGAGTTCCAGCTGTACCATCAAAGCCAGTTGATCTACCCATAGGTGAATATGGTCTAGCTAAATAATATGCTGCACCACCGGCACCTGATCGTTTATCTTCTTTATCGACATCTTCACCGAATCCGTAAAAAGTAGCATCTATTGGGTTTATACTACCACTACCACCTAAGTTAAATCCATTTAAAGCAACATTTGATGTTCCTCGCATTAGAGCTCCGGGATTACCAATACCACCTTGACTAGCATAGTTACCACCATTACTAAGAGGTGGATTACCACCAGCACCACCGTTTCCAACAGCGTCCATTACTTCTCCTGATACTTGAGCACCAGATGTACCACCATGATACATCATGATTCCACCACCACCTGTACCACCTGTAAAACAAGTACCAGCTGAACCAGCTCCGCCTTCCATTCGTGTAAGTGAGACAGCACCCATAGCAGAACCACCACCGCCACCACCAGAACCATTTGTAGCAGTACCACCATTACCACCAGCTACATGAGTACCACCTGTAGTATTAATAGCTCTAGCTCCTGC